ATGTTTAAAAGCATCAAAACAAATGTTCGTAAAGCGGGTGCGGTTTTAGCACTGGCTACCCTTTCCGCTCCGACTTGGGCGGACGGCATCGAAGGCGTTGCAAACGGCATCGTAACCGAAATCAATAAAGTTGTTCCGGTCGTTTCAAGCGTCGGCGTCGCCCTGCTCTCCGTTTATGTGCTGGTTAAAGCATTCCGCCTCGTCTCCGGCTTTGTTGCTGGTCGTTAAAAAGGTGTGATGATGGGATACAGGGTAGGAATGCAGTGTTTTTCCAAAAAAGAACAGGCAGAGGATTATTCTGTATCCAAAATCGTGCCCGTTATATCTCCCGATGGGAAACTGTACGCGCCATATAAATCAGGCGGAAATTGGTATTTTGAAGGCTATCGGATAGATTTGTCTTTCCCGCAATGCTCCCAAGAATCACAGTTTGCACAAGGGGCAATGCTTGCCTCTTCGTTCCTGATTTTATTCGTGATCGTATGGGCATTTAAAACGGTAGGAAACATGATTAAAGGAAGTTTTGCAAATGATGGTTGATTTCTATTTTCTTATTGGATTTTTTGCAGTGATTTCATTGGTTTATTTTTTCAAATAGGGGGTATTAGATGAAATTTAAAAGAATGGCGGTCGCTTTTGTGATGTCCGCTTTTTTTGTTCCTGCTTTTTCGGAAGATATTGAGATTCATCGTGTTGAAGAAGGTTTTAAAAAGTTAAATATGACTGGGAAATTGTATGAATCTGTTTCAAATGCTCCTTTTGGCACTGTTTTCCCGATGAGAAGTAGGGACGGCGAAATACAATACACAATGCATAAGTTAGGATGTTTTTTTAATACATGTTATTTTAATGTGAATAAAGTACCTGATAATTTAAAAAAAAAGAAGACATGACGGTTTTTGACATATCAGATTTAAATTTAAAAGACCCTGACCAACAGGATGCCGATGATTTGGGTATGACGCTGGCGGATTATAAGAAGATGATTCAGGAGGATAACGATTACGGCAGGATTTGGCAGAAAATCCAATTAAAAAAGGCAGAACAATTACAAAAAGAAAAAGAGGAAGCGGTAAAGAGGAAGCGGAAAAGGAAGATTTTTTCAGATTATAGGGGGCATAGATTCAAGTCTGTCAAAGAACTCTGTTATGACGTTTACAAGGGTTTGACTTATGGACGTGGGTGGAACGGCAGTTACCAGCATATCGAAGTAAAAGGCGTTGATTCCGGTTTGTATGAGAATAATGCGGAATTGGGGAGATGTAACGCTGTTTGGCCAGATGGCAAAGTTGCCCATACTTTAGATTATTCCGTCTTGTATGAAGATATACCCGAAGGGGAAAAGCCCGAAGAAGAAAAAAAAGAACCCGAAAAAGACCATCCGAAGCCCGTAGAAAAGCCCGATTCGTCCAATCCCAAGCCGTCTGAAAACCCGAACGTTGGGACACTGGGGGGCGGTGCTTCCCCCGCTGTCGGAAATGCGCCGGGTGGCGGAAGCCTCGGAGCATCCGACGGCGGAGGAAGCACAGGCGCGGGGAACGGCGGTAATAACGGTTCAACGGCACAAGGAAGCGGCAAAGGCAAAGGGGACGGCGAAGACAGTGAAAAAATGCCCGATGTTCCCAAGTATGGCGAGCCTGATTGGGGAAGCCTTAAAAGTGACGGACGGTTTGGAAGTTATGCAACTGCAACCGCGTTCTCAACGGGAGGGCATTGCATAAATGATATAAGGTTGGATATGGGACAGTTCGGCAGCCACACGCTTCAAATGGGCTTTCTGTGCGATGTATTGAAAAAGCTGAGATATGTTTTTATAGCCATGGCTTACCTCTATTCCGCAATCTTGGTTTTTAAAACCGTAAACAGTTTGAAAGGTTAAAAATGCCAAGATTGATTGTCGCATTGTTCATGGCATTGGTGCCGATGCTTAAAGACTTGTTTTTTAAAATTCTCGCAGGTCTTGGCGCGTCGTTTGTCTCATATGAGGCGTTAAGCCTTTCAACCGATGCCATTTTGAAATATTTTCAAAACGCCTATGGGAATATACCGCCCGATATTTTAAATATGTTTGCACTGGCAGGCATTCCCGAAGCATTAAACATCATATTCGGCGGTTTCTCGTTCTCGTTCGGCATATGGTCTTCCTACCGCGTTTTAAAATTCCTAAAATGAAAGGCAAAGAATGATTACATTAATTACAGGCGTTCCCGGTTCGGGCAAAACTTTATCCGTCGTTTCGGACTTGGCGAAAAAGATAAATAATGAGTGGAAAGACAGGAAGATTTTTATTGAAGGCATTCCGGAATTAACGATAGAAACAACGCCCATTCCCGAAGGTCATTCCATTAATGATATGCACGTTTGGCTTCAATATCCCGAAAATAACGGCTCTGTCGTCATCATAGACGAAGCGCAAAATGTTTTCCCGCCGCGCTCCCCTGCCGTAAAAGCACCGCCTCTTGTCGAATGGTTGCACGTTCACAGGCATTCGGGCATAGATATTATCCTGATAACGCAGATGCCCCAACGCATAGATAAGCACGTCCGCGATTTGGTAGGGGCGCATTATCATATCCATAAAACCCCGCTGGGCATTTTTATGCGTTATTTTTGGGACTATTGTGCGAATAATCCAAGGTCAGAGTTCGCCAATGCACGCCCCGAAGTCTATAAGTTGGATAAAAAGGCGTTCGGGCTTTATAAATCAGCGGAAATCCATACTAAGGTAAAAACCCCGAAAAGCCGCGTTTTATATATCATCCCCATCGCATTGGTATTGTTCGCCCTATTCTTTTATTTGGGCTACAAGCTATTATTGGGGCTGGGTAATAAGGACGGAACAGAGGAAGGAGAAGCTAAAACGCAAACAATCGTTTCGGAGGAACAATTAGAACAAGTCAGGGGCATGGCGTATAAGGCATCGGGCGAAGCCGGAAGAAATATAGGCAATCAGTTGGGCTCGGACAAAGAAAATCAGAATTTGACGAAAGAGATGTTAGAACCCACAATAGACGGTCATCCCGAATCAAAACCGATTTATAACGGGGTCAGGCAGGTCAGACAAATGGAGTTCCCCGTTGCCTGTGTCAAATCGTCAAATTCATGCAACTGCTATTCAGGGCAGGCAACCATTTTAAAAGAGATAGACAAAAAAACCTGTATCGATTACGTCGATAACGGAATGCCGTTCAATCCGTATAAAGAAGAACAAAGAGAAATTAAGATAGATACCGACGAACAGAAACCTTTAAAAAAACAAGTATTAGTGATGGATGCGGCAAAATAGAAAACCGCCCTTAATCGGGCGGTTATAGTCGTGGGTTATTGACTTATCAGTATGATAACGGCTAGAATAAGCCGTATATCAATCGTTATAGTCAAAAGCAGTTTACCAATTCGCAAAGTGATCTGCATTTTGATTTATCCTGTAAAGTTTAAAAACTAGGCAGGAATGCAAAAATCCCCTTGTTGTCAGCTTGGGGATTTTTGTTTGTCCCCACCGCTCTTTTAGGTTTCTCGCCTCTCGCGCCTGAATCTATGTCATAAAGTTCCTTTCATTCAAAATAAAAATCTTTCGGTTTCAGCCCCCGCCCTCTCAGGATGGCTTGAGCGGAGTGAAGGGGGTTAACTGCTAGAATGGCTGTTTTTTTTAAAGTGTCTCAGTCTGGTATCGCTTCGTTCGGGGGTTGTAGGTGCAGGAAAATAGGGCAGAAAAAAGGAAAAGGGGGAAGCTTTGTAAAGATTGGGCGCGCTTTTTGCCCAATCTTTACGAATACCCCCTTTTCCTTTTTTCTGAACTGTTTTTCAATACCGGAAACCCACTAACGGAGTGATACCGGACTGAGATACGCCTAAAAAAATAAGACATTCGGGTCGCAACAGAAACCTTTGCCAAAACCTGTAATATTCTTAGAAAAAGACGTAACTTGTCATTATGCGAACTATCGGAAACAGTTGTACGTGTCCCTGTGGTCTTTCCAAGTAGGAAAATTAAAGTATGGCCAATGCGGCTGAATGTATAGCCCGGAGCATCCGCGTATCCGAAGGTACTGAACGACATGCCCTGCATCCCTTTCGACGCTTCCATCCAGCCGGTATTGGGAAATACGTTGACCTTCAATATAATATACAGGCAGCCGACACACAGGATATGCCGCTGCTTTTTCATCATTTCTTCTGTCAAATCCTTGGAACGGTCGATTTGAAAACACGGCTTTACATACGCCCCAGTTCCCTTTGCAGGGCTTGAATATTTTGCTGCCTGTCCAATACATTGCTTTGTAATGCATTTATTTCTTGATGGTTGATGTTGCCGCCCTTTGCCAGACGTGCTTGTGATAACATTTTTTGGGCTTCAACCAATGCTTTGCGTTCGTTGCTCAATTCTGTTTCGAGAATGGAGCGTCTGCTGTTGTTTGAGGGTGCTTGTTGCGGCGGCGGCGTATTGGATTTTGCCGGCTTGGATACTGTTTTGACCGGGGCTTTATATTTGACAACCTGTCCGCCGTTTGACGGTGATGATACCGGTTCGGGCGTTTGGGGCGGGATATAGCGTTCGCTGCTGTAGTTGCCGATTGGGGGCAAATCGGTTGAGTGGCAGCTTTTGGACGGCTTGGTGGTGTAAACGGTTTCTCCGTTGATTGTGCAGGTGTAGATTTTGGCCGCATTCGCACCCAATGGGCTTGAAATCAGGGAAAAGTTGATTAGGATTAAGGGGAGTTTTGATTTCATAATGTGCTTGATTTTCGGATAATCATTTGATTTTTTGGTATTTTTTATAATGCTTTCTTGGCGTTTTACGGGCTTTTCTTTTCGGTTGGTTGCTTTTGATTTTCTTTCGGGGCTTTGGCAGCCTGCCTGTTCTTTTTCCCGGCAGGTTTTTTGTTTTTCTTTTTACTTTCTATGTGTATTTTGGCTTCTTGACTGAGTTTTTTAATTTTCAGGCGGTATCCGCCTCCCTGATGGCTGCTGATTTTAGGTAAATCCGCATCGGCGCACGATCCTGCTGGGGCTGATGTATATACGCTTTTGCCATTTGAGTTGCAATGGTATACGGAGGCTTGCGCCGCCGCGCCGGAAAGGGACAGGAGACCCAAGGCGGCAAAAAGTCTGATGTTTATACCGGTAAAAGGCGGTGATAACGCCCGAATTATACCGTTATTGGCAGGCAAAGATAAGCACCCTGCCCGCGCTTCTTTATCGCTCGGCAAACTGTTTCTCGATTTCAGTTTCAATCCGTTCCAATTCTTCTTGACAAGCCAGCCAAACCTCTTCGATTTGGGCAAGTTGTGTTTTGACTTTTGCCAGCTGGGATAAGGTATTTTGCAATTTTTCTTTGTTTGCTTCAAGGTAAGCGTCTTCTTGTGCTAAAAATGCTTCACATGCCGTCTGAATTTCGGAAAGCTGCGCCATTTCTTTTTCGGCACGGTCTATTTTCTGCTGTATCGGCTTGCCGCGTCGGGCTTTTTCCTGACGGATTTGCGCTTCGATGCGCTTGGTGTCTTTGCGGCTTTGGCTTTGTGCGGATGCTGCGGGTGCGGCGGCGGCGTTTTCCTGTGCCAAACGCCATTGGCGGTAATCGTTCAAATCGCCGTCGAAGTTCTTCAGACGGCCTTTGTCGATCAGGAGGAAGCTGTCGGTAGTCGCTTCAAGCAGGCTGCGGTCGTGCGATACGATGATTAAGGCGCCTTGGAAACTTTGCAGAGCGAGCGTCAGGGCGTGGCGCATATCCAAGTCCAGATGGTTGGTTGGTTCGTCAAGCAGCAACAGGTTCGGCTTTTGCCAGATAATCATGGCAAGGGCAAGGCGGGCTTTTTCTCCGCCGGAAAAAGGTTCGGTTTTCTGTAACGCCATATCGCCAACAAAATTGAAGCCGCCGAGGAAATTTCGGATTTCTTGTTCGCGTACTTTGGGAGAAAGCTGCTGAATATGCCAAACAGGGTTTTGGTCGGCGCGGATGGTGTCGAGTTGGTGTTGGGCAAAATAGCCGATATTGAGTTTTTCGGAACGGACGATGCTGCCGGAAAGCAAATCGATTTTGCCCGCCAAGGCTTTGATAAAGGTAGATTTACCGCTGCCGTTGACACCCAATAGCCCGTAGCGTGCGCCGCTTTCCAGCGACAGGGTAATGTCATGCAGAACGGTTTTGCCTTCGTAACCCAAATCAGCGTGTTCTAGCTTTAACAAAGGATTGGGCAGATGGTCGGGATGGTAAAACTCAAAGGAAAACTCGCTGTCCAGATGCGCGGGCGCAACGCGTTCTAGCTTTGCCAAAGCCTTCATGCGGCTTTGCGCTTGAACGGCTTTGGTGGCTTTGGCTTTGAAGCGGTCGATAAAGGATTGCAGATGTTTGATTTGCGCCTGCTGTTTGACATAGGCAGCTTGTTGTTGCGCGAGACGCTGCGCGCGTTCGTTTTGGTAAAAATCGTAATTGCCGCCGTATTGCGTGAGTTTTTGCTGCGATAATTCAATGGTTTGGGTAGTTGCCGCGTTGAGAAAATCGCGGTCGTGGGAAATGATGATTTGCGTGCAGGGTAAAGAGGCAAGGTGGTTTTCCAGCCACAAGACGGTTTCTAAATCCAAGTGGTTGGTCGGTTCGTCAAGCAAGAGCAAATCGGCGCGGCAAATCAGGGCTTGCGCAAGATTCAAGCGCATACGCCAGCCGCCGGAAAAGGATTTGACGGGGCGGCTGTGTTCTTCTTGCGAAAAACCCAGCCCGTTCAACAATTTTGCCGCGCGGGCCGGCGCGGTATAAGCGTCGATTTCTTCCAATTTGGCATGATATTCCGCCTGCTTCATGCCGTCATTTTGCGCTTCCGCCTGCCTCAATGCCGTCTGAAAAGCCTGCAACTCGGCATCGCCCTGCAAAACGTAATCCAAAGCGGAAATATCCAAATCGGGCGTTTCTTGGGAAACGGAAGCGAGCCGCCAGTTTTTCGGAATCGAGACATCGCCGCCGTCCTGAGTGATTTTACCCTTGATTAAGGCAAACAGGCTCGATTTGCCCGTTCCGTTTTTGCCGATCAAACCGACGCGCTGACCGGGATTGACGGTAGCGTTGGCTTTGTCGAGCAGGACTTTCAAACCGCGTTGCAGGGTGAGGTTTTTGATTTCAATCAT